ATTCATCTGTTCAAGAGTAATACCACTTGTTCTGTCGAATATCATACTAGTAATTTCTGGTCGTATTCTACTTGTGCTTGTTGTCCCATCCGCTGCAGTATCCGTTACAATAGAAGTATGGTCTATAAATGCAGCGGTAGCGAATGATGCTTCACTATGAACAGCAAATGGTGGTGGAGGGAGTATTTCTACTTCTGGAGCGAGTATAGTATCTGTTACTGTACTTACTATCTGAATTTGAGAACCTAAAAACGTTCCAGCAGGATGAACAAAGAGTTTATATGCATCTTTCCATTTATCTTGAGTAAGTTCTGACTTAATCAGTATAGCATGTTTTTGATACAACTTATTATCTGTAATAAACTTTTGACTTCCTGTTCCAATAACATCCCCCACATTAAATATGTTTTTCTTAGTGTATATAACTTCAGGGTCTATACCAAAGAATGTTCTAAAGAATTGTTGTATAGAATACTTTGTACCCTTTGACCTAAACAATACATTAGAGTATTTTGATGCTGCACGTTTGTCTTGGAAACCTTCAAAGAAAGACTGACCCAATAACAACTCATCTTCAATAAAAGAAAGAAGGGATAAATCAGTTTGAGATATATCCCTACTAATAAATAATTCATTAACAAGTTTAGAGGGAGAGGAATCAGTGTCCTCGAAGTGATAATATTGATCAAGTAAAGTAATTAACTTAGGATACTCTTCACGAAAAAACTCTGGAAGAATTTCCTTGACCTGATATTTAGGAAAAGAAAGTTCTCTTCGATTATAATCTACAAGTGTTATGTCAGAGTTTGATGACATTAGGTATTAACCCCTTCGGCAACATCTACTATTTTAGTAAAAGTCTTATCTGCATCTAGAACTATTACATCTTGTCTTAAAGGGGATATAGCACTTTGGTTTGCAGGAACTGCACTTAATTTTATAAAAGAATTACCAGTTAAAAAAGCATCAACCTGAAGACCAACTAATCTAACTGTGTCTCCTGTATATTCTCCAATATTATCAATAATTACTGTACCAGAATTAGTATTAAATATTTCAAGAATATTTGATTTTAATCTGTTTCGTATTATACAAGTTGAATTTTTAAAGGTAAATGCTTCAGAAGTTATCCTATAAAATTCATCGTCTGTTGATGCTATAGGAGCAGCATATCTAAGTGTATGATTTTGTTTTGCGGTAAGAGTGGGAGTAAACCTTCTTTGCATTTTTATTTCTTGTCTTGATGATAATACTGCGGCACTTGTAGCATCTATCAAAGATAATAGGTTTGACCTTCTAAATGATTGACCAAATCTACCAGTATTATCAGTAAAGTAATTGTCTATGACTGTATTAACATTCCCTTCTATTGTGTTTCTTGAAAGGGTTGTGAGGTTATCATTAAACTGGAAAAAAGTTGTAACTTCAATAAAAGTCTTTATGGGGTCTTCGAACTTAACGTCAAAAGAAGCAACAGATAATTGGTCTGCTAAAACTAGGATATCTTCTTTAACTGATGCTTGAGTTGGAGGAAGAACATCATCGTTAAATAGTATTGATATGAAAACAACACCAAAGTCTGGTTCAAGAGCATCTTCTCCACCAAAGGATTGTATATCACTAATGAATGTTGAGAAGTTTTTAAGTACAAGAGAAGAATAGTCACTCGCAGTTACCATTCTGTTCTGTGACGCATATTGGAATGGAGCATTCTTTCGAATACTCTCTATAGTTTCTTTCTCACCTCCACCTACTGCTTTAGAATCAGTGGTTACGTTTAATGTATATCCAGTACCATCAATAAATATTTGTTGCGCTGCAGTAAATGTTTTTGCGGTATTCGCTGCAGTACCTGATGTAGAAATATAATCAATTTCTATTTTTGCTCCAACATTAGGTGCTTTACCAAGTGTTGAACCATTACCAAAAGATAAATCAAAGTTTCCGTTAGGTGCTTCACGTAATATGAAAAGAGTTGAGTTTTCATTTATTGTACGCGCATTTATTAAATTAGAATATGTTACGAATGTAGATGAAGTTGCTGAATCATAAACTCTTACTATCACGGTTGATGTATCTATGTTCTTATCTGGTATAACATATATTGGATTGTCTGTTGCTTTTAAAGCAATAAAATTCTTAGTACGTTGAATACCTTCTATAATCTTTATTTTATCTTCTCCGCCAATGTCAGTAAAATTATAACTTCCATTTGAGTTTATAGCAGATATATCTTCTCTTGTTTGAAACACATAATTAATATCATCTACTGTAGTATTAAATTTAAAGTTTTCGTTTATTTGTATTGTTGCTGGACCACCACCTCCGCTTATTGTGAGAGACATTTTTATAGTTGCTTGCGGAGCAGTTTTTGAGTCAGCAACATAACCAATACCTTCTGCTAAAGATAACACTGAACTTCTAAGTTGCGCAGTACTTAGGAATGATTCATTCAAAGCAAAGTTTGCGGTAAGACCATTGTAATGTGTGTTGTAGGCAAGTACGTCAAGAATACTTGATAACCCAGACGCATCAAAATCAAAGTCTCCAAACTCTCCAGAGTTTCTGAGGGAATCCTTTAAATTTTGCTTTATACTATTAATATCTAAAGAAGTTGAACTTATTGTAGTTGCCATTTTATCTTAACCTTACGAGATTTGTAGTTAATTGAACCAATTCTGATGTATTCCTTATTCTAAAAATTATTGTAACGTCAACAGAGTTTTTATAATCGTCTGTTGTTGTTGTGATAATTTTAATAACCTTTGCTCTTGGTTCATTTCTTTGTATTGTAGAAGTTATTTGTTCAGTCAATATGAAGTTTTCTCCATAATCTGCTAATTCAAATAAAGCACTCCTTATATTACCGCCAAAGTTTGGTCTGAAAGGTTTTTCCAATCGGTTAGTCATAATGAGATTTTTAACTGCTTGTTTAACTGCCGCAGCATCATTCTTTTTATATATGTCACCGCTCGTAGGTTTTACTGCAAGCGTCAAGTCTATATCGACATACCTGCGAGTTCGACTAATCTCTACTGAGTTAGTTCCTAAGTTTATATCTTCTTGTGCGAATGCTCTTCTTGTCATACTGTTATTTATATGTTTTTGTTACTATTATTTTAAAAAATATTATTCTATTTTGCTTTACTTGGAGCAACAGGTTTTATTATATTCTTGTCAGTAAATTCAACTAATGCTCCAATTTGTTGAATTGCTCCATTAAACATAGTTAATAATGAATTGTCATTAAAGGTTTCGTTTTGTCCTTGACTTTTATATATCACGTTATAGTTTGTAGGAACGTTTGGCATTAATAATCCAATTTGAGATGTTAAACTTCCATCTGGATTATACTCATCATAATCTAATATTAACTCGTCAAATTCTAAATGTTGAGACCAAAACTTAGCAACATCATAAGTTCTTTCTAAATCTATTGTTCCATTATCACCAATGACTTGATAATAGACTAGATTGCCTAGTGCTTTTTGTTTCATAGTTTCATTTGATAGGTCTGGTATATTACGGTCATAAAGACCTTCACTTACAATAAGTCTAATATCATTAAATCTATCTGTATTTCCGTTTATAAGTGTAATCGCTCTTGCGTGCAAAGTTAAGTTTCTTGCTATCTGAACTCTTGCTTGTTCGTTCGCGATATTATAAAAACTCATTTTATCTCCATAAGCACCAAGAAACTTTGCTAGAGTAACACCCTTAGCAAGTTTAGTCCTAGAACTTATAGGTGATAAAATATTTGGGTCATATATAAAGTCTGGAATCAATTGTGGCATTCTAAAATCTCTTTCCTCTATTATCTAATGAATTGCCAATAGGTGTATATCCATATCTACCTTCTTTATTGGTAACTGCTGATGTTATCCTACCTGTCATTGAAGGAGGAGTCATATTAAGGTAATTTTTATTTAATTTACCTTCAACAATAAGTTTCGCGCCAAGAGTAGTTCTAAGTCGAGAATCATCATTTCTAAATGCTGACCTTATTTCTTGTGTTGTAGGTTGTGTCTTAAATACTTCTTCATAGTGATCAAGACCTTTTATATCGGTTAACATATAGTCATTAGCATCAATCGCTACATGTTTCTCTCCTTTTGCATATGCAAACTTAGCGAGTAATAATTTATTCTTTTGATTATTATTAGTTGCAGTATCTGTCAATTCATAATTGTTCGTAAAGATATTATCAACATCAATTGATTCTACGGTATTATAATCTGATGCTCCCATCCCACTTTCTGCTTCTTGACCAAAGTTTGCCATTAAATCGTTTATTGCAAGAACACCAGAAATCGCACTCGCAGCACTAATAAACGTTGCTGCTGCAGCACTTGTTCCGACTGCACCTAGTGAAGTAGATGCTGCGAGCGCAAGAACAGAACTGTTTGCTTTACTTGCATGTAATGACTTATCCGCACAACCTTTAAAGGTTCCGTGAAATATAGCAGTTTGTATTCCTGTTGGGTTTTGAGAACTATCATTCGCGGTTGATGTTTCTCTTGCTCCAGAATAAGTTCTTCCAGTATACCTAATTTCTTGACCACCTATCTGACCTTCAGTACCCCTTATGAATAATCCCTTAGAACCCATAATGTGAGTATTAAGAGATACAATATTTAAAGATTCAGTTGCAGTAACAAGCATATCAGTTCCGCAAGAAAGGTCATATTTACCCTGAACCGCATCTGTCCTATCACCTTTTACAACATAATGGTCATCTCCTAGTAAGAATTTTGTATTTGTTTTTACAACTCTTTCGGTCTTTGTTCCTAAAAACTTTTCACTAGTATTTCCTGCTACCTCTATAACGTTATGAAGTTTAGTTTTTTGTGTATTATTACCTGCTACTTTTACATTATAGTCACCACCAACTTCTACGTTATAGTCGCCACTTACTTTAAGATTAAGGTTTCCGTTGTATACAAGATTACCATGACCTTCAATAATTACGGTTTGGTCTCCTCCTGTTACTTCAACCTTATTATTTAACGCGGATATTACAACCGTACCATCAGCACGTAACTCTACACCAGAACCTTTACGATGTTTAATAAGGACTCTTTCGCCACCCGGAGTGTCGTCCATCTCAATAACATGCCCGCTTGGAGTTTCATCTACTTGATTGAAAGGATACTGAGAAGGTAATTGTTCTGGAATATTTAAAGGAACTCCTATATCTCCCCCACCCGTGTAGAGTTCGTTTATCTTAGTTCCGAGTGCTGCTTTGTTAACTGAAGAACCAAAATTATATTCTCTCCTCGGATAATCACCTGAAGCATTCTGCATTCCATCTGCAGGAACTCCTTGAGAAAGTTCTTGCCCTAACTCACCTTCTGAAATTCTTCTTTGAAAGTTGTCTGTTTTAGTTGCCATTACATTTATTCCTTATCACTACTTATCATTACCTAATCTCCAGGATACATATCCTTCATCCCTTAAAAAGTCGCCAAGAGGTCTATTACTATGAGCACTAACACCACTGTTACCACACTGGAATGTTGCCATATCAAGATGAACGAAATTAGTGTATAAGTGTATACCCTGAAATTTTAATTCTCTTGCTTTTTGAACTAAGGTATATAACTTTTCATGTGCTTTTGCATTATGATAAAATTTTGTTATACTCTTTTTATTTTGTGTAGCATGTGCTAGAGGGTCTATTTCTTCAAATGCCATTATTTGGAAATCAACCGCAACACCGTCTAAATGATTACTATTATCAGCACCCCCTATAGAAATGTTTTGTGCTTCAGTTCTAAACCCACTTGTTACTCTCAAATCAGAACCTATAGCGTTTGCTATTTGAAGTAATTTAGAAGGAATGTCTTTCCCTAATCCCCTAAATTCTGATGGGTCTACATTTTTTCCATTACTACTTTGATATGCATACTCAACTACAAACTCTCCGTTAGAAGGTCGTTCAATAGTTGGCAAAGGAACAGGAAGACCTTGTGCTATTCTGGATAAAGCACGTTGACGTGTAGCAAACCTACCAGAAGGAGTTTGTCTACTCGCAAAATCTAATTCGTTTTGACTATCGTCTGGAAATTCTGCGATAATATCTGTTCCATCTTCAAGTGTTGCACTTTGAGATATTAGTAGACCTTCTATAACACCTTCTTCCCAATCATCTAATTTTTGGTCTTCAACTTGTTTTCTATTAATTTTACCGAATAAGGAATATATGTATTCACTTACATCAAAGAACGGGTCAAGAAATTCTTGTTCATCTAGTGGTTCTTCTTCTCCGTCAGTGTCAGTAGAAAATAAAGATTTTAGTTCGTTATGACCATAAACTTCTCCTCCAGGAAGATGATTATAAAACGTTTTAAGGAATAGTTCTAATGTATCATACTGAGCGCGTGTAAATGATGCGCTTGAATTGGTAAAATTAAGACTCTCTGTACTTGCTCTGTTAATACCACCTACCATAACAAGACCTATTGAAGTCTTATTAAAGTTGTAAGGTGCATGATCACCTTCTTGTTCAACACTTCTTCCTCTTTGTAATCTGCCATCACGCCTTATTACATAATGATAACCGATTTCTTCTTGTCCTAACTGAACCGCGAAATCATCTATTTCTTCTGCACCTATATTTTTGTTTGTAAACGTTTCGGTTGCATGAATAATTGTGGAGTCTACATTTCTTCCACTTCTCATAACTCTTTGAAAAAACTCTTTTTCTAATTCTTCTACTGAACCTATGTATGAATACTTATCTATCTGTTTAAATTCAGCAACAGGAGGTTGAACCGCAACTTCTGATATAATACTCTCAAGTTGGTTCGTGAAGAAATCATTCTCACTAACTTCTTTTAGTTTATTTCTAAATGCGTCTTGAACTTCTTTTATCTGTGCTGCTGTAGCACCACTTTCTTTACCTGCCTTTTCAATTCTCCTTAGAACTTCTTCTGCGTCTATACCATCTTCAGTAAAACTTCCTGCCCCTGTAAGAGGTTCAAATTTATTTAATAGAGTTGTCACATTTCCGTCAAGGATAGTCATATTAGCAACAGCGTTTACTCTTTTTGTACCACCCTGAACCAACCTATTAACTATATTTGCAGTTTGAATATCTGGTATATTAAATGAAGTTAATCTTTTAACTTCTGCAGTAAGAACTCCTGTCGCTGCTTCTGCCAAATCACTAATAATACCACCAAGTGAAAATTGATTAACATCAACTGCTCTACCAGCGATATTAGTGTTTAAATTAACAGAAATGCCATTAGCAGTTGCAGAAGAAATACTATTCGCAGCATTCCCTGCCTCGTTTGTTAAACTCTGACTCAAACCATTTATGCCAGCATCAACTTCACCTAACGTGTCTTTAACGACTTCGTTAAATGAGGTTGTAACACCTTCAATAGCACCATTAATATGTTCCATAGCACCATTGTATGCACCTTTAATATCATCTATTAAACCTTGAATACCTGTTTCCCGTAAAATATTATCTTTGAGAGTAGTAAGTTTGTCTGTAAGACCTTGAAGAGGTGATATCTGAGGTAGTAATACACCTGCCGCACCTATAACACCAACCACTTTTAAAAGGGTTCCAAGGAAACCTCCTGAAGGTGCGCCCAAAACATCTGGAAGATTATCTAAAAATGTTTTCCATGATTCATTTCTTTCATTAACATCTTTAATAACTTTAATTCTTGTTAGTTCTATTGCTTGAGGTGCACCAGAACAATATGCTACCACGTTTTGTCCTGAACCATTACCCTCTAAACCAAAATCACCTTCTAGTTTACAAACCCCTACATCATATCTTGATGCTTCATTACCAATAGATTTTACAAAACCTCCAAAGGTTTCGCCATCTGTTCCATCTCCTATTATTGATGAACCTTGAACCAATGCAGTTTCTATATTAGTTCGTACTTCTGCAGCATTACCTTGTAGGTTTGAAAGCACGTTTGTTGACACAGTAACTTCACAATCAAAATCTTGTAATGGTGTTCCTTCAAGCGATTCAGCAGTTAAATTAACAGTTTTAGGTATAGATTGCGATAAGTCAGAAAAAGATTTTCTTCTTGTTTCTGCAGCAAGTTGATTTACTTTATCAAGATTTCTTAAACCCATTAATTTCTCCTACTGAATATCAGAATAACTACCTATTGACTCAAGGTCACGTAGTTGTTTCAGGGACATTTTCAAATAGTATTTAGCGAATATTTTAAAGGAACCATTTTTTCCTCCAAATTTTTCAGACCTCAATAATCTAATATTAGCAGACCTTTGTGTACTGTTTAATTCGTGTGCAATAAATTCAACTTGTTTAGTAAAAGATTTAGGATTATTAGTAAACTCTTTTAATTGTCTTAGTCTTGTACCTCTCCAACCCGCTATACCATATGGACCAGACTCTAAATCTCCTCCTGATAACATACCTGTTTGAGATAAATTTTCTGTAATTCCTATTGCTTGATTGTAACTATATCCTATATTTAAAAAGAACTGTAAAGTATATTGTAATCTAAAAGTTTTTACTTCGCCTGAAACAAGTGTTTTCTGATTACCATCATCTACATTAGCAGAGGTTACTATTAATGAATTGTCATCAACAATTATTTGTTTTGTATCTAATTGTATCTGAGAAGGTCTTTCCATTTTAGGTAATGAACCTAGTACGATAGGTGTCTGTGAGTTTTTACCATCCATAAACATACCAAACACTAATGCGCTTGGTAATATGCGAGGTATCTTACCAATACCTGAAACCCCACCTTCGGTAGTTGGAAGAACGCATTGCGCCCATGGTAAATGGTCTTCAGGAATATCTTGTGTATTCTCGCTGTGTAATCCGTGTATGCGTATCTTTACTCTTCCTTCATATCCTGCTTCAGGAACTGAATTAACGACAGTCGCAATAAACCATCTTGTACTATCACCATAGTATTCTGATAAAATAGGTCTCATCATAATTTTGACTCCAACTTGCGGAGATTTAATGTCACGTTATGTAAATTCCTAGCGAAATGATGCTTTACATCATATATAAGATGATTACCAGAATATCTTGAATCTGATAATTCTTCTCTTTTTTCAGCGCGAACGTTATCTCCTCTTATATCTATGCTAATAATTTGACCCACACCTCCGCGACCTACAATAAATCCTGAACCTTCTATTACAATAGTTAATGGATTTTTGTTAAGGAATGCCTTTATTGACTTTGATTCGATTTTTGTTTTAAATTTACTTTCAACTCTTTCATCATGATAACTATTAAGATTACCATAGGTTCCTGAAGAAGTTATTGTATGAAAATTTCTAGACTTGTATCTTAAAATATTTTTATCTTTAAATTTGGCGGTAGGGTCAATAACATTTTGTACCTTACCTTCTTTTTCTATTATATCATCTTTAGAAATATTGCTTAATGTTCGCACAATACTGTGCTCAGATTTATGAACTTCTCCTGTACCTAAGTTAGTGTTAGAGTATGTACTAGAAATTGCTCCAATATCAATTAGTTTCAAAGTATTAGAACTAGCAGGAGTTTCTATCGCTCTTATGTTAAATACTTGTTTTTCTCTGCTTTGGTTAGCATTCGTTGAGTTGGTTTGGGGAGTAAACCTATATGGTATTTTATTAAATGGTTCTTGTTCTAACATTGTATCAAGATTACCTAACCTTATAATGTTTCCTGCTTTAATATCTTCTTCGCCCTTAACAGAAAAACTACCATCTTTATGATGAGGAATATTAAGAGTAGCAAAACAAAAGTAAGGTGAACCGTTTTTAGTTGTTAATCTACTAGATATCCAATCTATAGTTTCTAACGCATTTAAATTAGGAACGATACAAGTTATGTTTTCTTGAGCACCAAATTCATCAGTAGGTTTTTTTGCGCCAGTATAACTAATCTCTGTGTCTCTACCTAATTCGTTTTTAACAACTGATTTTATTATTTTTTCTAAACTTCCGCTATAGGATTTTCTTATTTTAGTTGCACGACCAACCATAGCAATTTCATCTAAAAGAGTAATAGTAAACACACTAGATGAACCTGCCTCGCCACTTTTAGTTTGACTTTCAATACCTGTCATTATAAACTTTTTATTTAAAATAACATCTGTTTGTTGAGAGTCTTCTGTTGCGAGAGTAATTTGTACATTTTCTGTACCTTGTAGTTCTAATCCATTAAATAATTCTGAATCGTCAAGCACTACCATTTTCCCTGACATGTATGGTCTATCTAATGATTCAAATATAATTAATTCAGAAACAAACGCAGTAATATCTATTGAAAATGAATCATCCGTTTCTTCAGTATCATTTTCAGTTACAACCGTATTTGTAGGTGTTTTCTTTTTTTCTATAGTAGTAACGGGCAGTCGCAAACGTGAAGAGGTGATCAACACCTTCTTAATTCTGAATTCAGGATTAGTTACGCTCTTTGATAAGGAAGGACTTGTCATCTTTTATTATAATCTTTGCTTCATTAGAGTTTTGAATTCACTTACGAAACCAGAAATAGCACTTGGTTTAACAACAACGATTTGTTGTAGTTCTAAATTCTTTTTCTCAAGTCTATCTCTGTATGTAACCGCAGTCCAATTTACATTCGGGGTTATCCAATCTGTTGGTAATGGAGGTGAATCACTAGTAAAACTAAATGTTGGAGTTAAGTCTTGATAAACGCCATCTGCGTCTTCATAATGATGAACGGAATCATACTGAGCAGACTCCTTTACAAGACGAACCTTTTTTTCTCCATCTACTGGACCAAATTTAAGTTCTTCGGTGGGTAAAAACTCTGTTCCTGCTACTGTAGGTTTTATTATAATTTGTCCCATATCAGGTATTTTGCGAATAATTGTTCCAGTTGTGCTGCTCGTTACTCCTGTTACAGTTACCCCAACAGGAAATAATTCATATGAACCATTATCTGTAGATATATCTTGATTAGTTGTTACAGTTCTATGAGGATATCTTATTTTTGATTCAGCAAGTAAATCATAACTTGGAACTGACCAACCTGATTCACGAATATGTTCATTTATAAGAAAGAATGTCCAATAATAATCTACTGTACCATAAAGTTTAAATGATATTGTATCAGGTCTATCTCCTGCTACTACAGTGTATTTCTCAATAAGAGTTTCGGTATTTCTCACTTGGTCTAAAACACTAACATATTGAGAAAGTTTCTTGGTGAATACGGGGGTTTCATTATCCCCAAAACTATAAGGCACATTTTCAAAGTTTGTAAAAAATGTTGTAGGCATATTAGTATCCGTAACCTTTCTCATCAAGTTCTATGTCTTGTCTCACAAGTGTAGTTGATTCTACAAACGATAAAGTCATTGTCGTTTCTACAGGGTCATATGCTGCCTCCCCACCGTCTACTTGATATTTTATAAATGATTGTTTTGTTTGGTTATATGTTACATTAACGTCTCTTAAATAAGAAGGTTTTATTCTATGGAATATTGGTTTACCATCATACATCATATAGATATAAAATCTTTCTGGAAATTTATAACCCATACTTACTCCTGCTTCGTCTATTGACTCAGGATATAATTGCGTACGAAAAAATAGTACGATATCAGAAATTGCTCTTGCTTCTTGTGGACTTGTAGGAATCATAGTGAAGGTAAAATCAAAACTTCTGTGTCCAACCCCTTTAAAAAGAACTCTAGAGTTTGGATTTATTGTAACCTGAGATGCTAATCCTGCTACATTTTTTAATGTAGTTCCTCCTGGAACATTTTCTGCTTTTTGTAAAACAGCATTGACTGCGAGATTTACGGCAGGACTTTTTCCGCTTCCCTTTAAACCTTGTGCTAAAGTTTTTCCTGCAGTGCCCAACATATCACCAATCGCTCCTGAAACACCTCCTCCTGATGTTAGTGCTTTTAATCCAACCGCTCCTACTGCACCAATTTGAACACCTGTGTTATAACTTGCTCCACCTTGAAAGGAAATGTTTGCTGGCATATATAAATCAGCAAACATACCATCCTTAAGTTTAAGTGTAGTATCTCTTTCTAATCGAGTATTTTGAACATTACCTAAGTTTTCTACTACTTGAGAAACGAACTGACCTTCACCAAATAAACCAGTTGAATTGACTTCTGCATCAGCAAAAGTTTGTGCCAAATCCACTAATGCTGTTTTAAAATTACTACCAAGACCTGAAACTGTCACAGGTTCTTCATCTATTACTTGAAACCGTATATAAGTTTTTTGACCATTTTCTTTGAGGTTTTGAGGAAAGGTTCTGGTTTTATATCCTGCCCCACCATATAGCGTACCGTGTGACACAATTTCAGCACCCAATCCCCCATAAACGTTTTGAGAGTTTACTAAATTTTCGTCTGCCATCTTAGTTTCCTACTAAATAGTTTATATTCGTCAAGTCTATTTATAAGGTTTTTATGGCATATTCTGGAAGATATTCAGTAAAAAATCCATCTAAGTATGAAGGCGACCCAACCAAGGTTACCTATCGTTCTCTATGGGAACGACATGCCTTCAAATGGTGTGACGATAACCCCAATATAATCAAATGGTCATCCGAAGAAGTTGTTATACCTTATCTATATGAAGTAGATAGAAAGTACCACCGATACTTTATGGATTTAAAAATTACAACTAAACAGGGTAAGACATTCCTTGTAGAGATAAAACCCGATGGACAGACAAGACCACCCAAGGGTGCAAGAAGGACAAAGAGATATCTTACTGAGAGTTTGACTTATATTAAGAACGTGAACAAATGGGAAGCAGCAGAAGAATATGCCAAGGACAGAGGTTGGGAGTTTATAATATGGACTGAGAAGAACGAACCTCTTAAGTCTATTATACCTAAGTCAACCAAACCATTAAAACCAATAAAACCTTTCAAACGTCGTAAAAAATAGTATAAATAGACGTATGAGTAACTTGTTTGACACACTATCAAGAGAAGCATTTCGAGCGGGAGTGACACCCAAGACAGACGAATCACGGAAATGGTTTCGTCAACGCGCAAAAGATTTGCGTGGGATTAATAGAAAAGAATTACAAAGGGAGTTACCAACAGGTGGGGATATAATTGGAACGATGCAGATGTTCTTCTATGACCCAAAGACAAAAGACACTTTACCCTATTACGATACTTTCCCTCTAGTTGTAATAGTTGGTCCAGCAGAAAAAGGTTTTTATGGATTAAATCTTCACTACCTACCTCCTATGTTACGTGCAAAAATGTTAGACGGATTAATGGATATTGCTTCAAGTAAAAGGTCTCCTAACGCAAAGTTTGAGATTACATATGAAACTTTAAAATCAACTTCTAAATTAAAGTTTTTTAAACCTTGTTTCAAACATTACTTAGCATCAAATGTTAAAGGTGGGTTTGCGCAAGTTCCTGCGCCGGAGTGGGAAATTGCTACCTTTTTACCTGTAGCAAGTTTCAAGAAGATACCAAACCCATTAACTGCATACAAAGATTCAAGAAAGATGATAGGTTAAAATGGCATTAAGAGTAGACGAGTTTTTATCTGAAGTTGCGAAAAGCGGAGGTATAGCGGAACCAACACTATATAACATTATCTTACCCACAATTAATAAAGAGTCTAGAGGTATGAATATATTATGTACAGATATAGAAATACCACAAAGACAAATCACAACCAAAGAACGAAGAATAGGAATGGACACTGTAAAAATAGCATATGGTGAAGTTCTTACAGACATAAATCTTAGTTTTATGCTTTTAAATGATTTCGGCGCAAGATATTATTTTGAATCTTGGCAAGGTACAGCATATGATCAAGAAACAAAACTTTTATCATACCATAGGGATATCGTTAAAGACGTAACAATTCAAGTCTTAAGAAAAGGTGTTGCTTTTGATATAACAAAGAAAAAACTATTTGATTCTGGTAAATTACCAAGTTCAATTGCTTCAAGACTTCCTCGCCTTGGTCCACTAGATTTTGCTCAAGGAGAGTTTGACTTAAACTATTTAACCACAGATGATGTTATATATGAAGTAAAACTTATTGATGCATTTCCTACCTCTATGGCATCCCTTAGTATGGGAGCATCTGCAGATGGTTTAATAAAACAAACAGTACAATTATCGTACAAAAACTTTAAAACAACATCAAAGTATAGTCAAGGAAAAGGAAGTCAACTTGGACAAGCACTTCTTGCTGGCGCGATGAGAAAAATCTTTTAAAAAGATTATAAATAAATTATATTATAAACACGGAGAATAAATAATATTATGGCACTACCTAAGTTAAATGAATCTATTCGTTATGAAATAGTAATACCCTCAACCAAGAGGGAAGTAACATATAGACCTTATCTTGTGAAAGAAGAAAAAATACTTTTACAAGCATTTGAAGCACAAGACGAAAAAACAGCAATGAGAGCAATGGTTGATACAGTTATTGCTTGTATATACGATACAATAAACCCTAATCTATTGACAACATTTGATGTTGAATATTTGTTCAGTCAGATAAGAGCGAAATCAGTTGGAGAAACTTCTGTTCTGAATGGTACATGTAACGCAGAAGATTGTGACGCAAAAACAGAAGTTGAAATTGACTTGACCTCTCTTAATGTAGAATTACCTAAAGATGTAAGTAATCTTATTGAAATGAGTCCTGATATATCATTAGAATTAAAATATCCTTCTTATAATTCTTTTATGAAGCATTATAAAGAGGGAGTATCTGAATCAGAGTTTAGTATGAACATGGTTAGAGAATGTGTTATTTCTGTTAATACAGCAGACGAAAGAATAACGGAATGGTCAAATAAAGATATGGATGACTTTATAGATTCAATGACGACCAGTCAGTTTGAAAAGGTTGGGGAGTTTATTTCAAGTGCTCCAACACTTAAAAAAGAAGTAGAGTACACTTGTGTAAAGTGTGGTAATGACAACAAATTAACATTGGAGGGTCTACAAGATTTTTTTTAATATGCCTCTCGCATGATAATTTGATTAATCATTTTCAAACTAATTTTGCTTTGATGCAGCATTACAGATATTCATTACATGATATTGAAAATATGCATCCGTGGGAAAGAGAAGTTTATCTAACATTATTAGAGCAACATCTTGAAAAAGAGGCAGAAGAACATAGAAAAATGAATTCAGACTTTTAGGGAATAACAATGGCAACCAAAAAACCAGTCGAAAAAGAAAAAACTTTAGCAGACGTAACTAAAGAAAACAAAAAACAAAATGTGCTTCTTGCTGAGCAAAGTACAAAACTGACTGGGATAAAGAGTTCGCAGCAGTTTACTAATGTTAAATTAGATAAACAAATTGACCTATTTCAAAAATATTTTGACAGACTTAATGCTCAAAGAGGAGATGACGCAGAATCAGAAGCAGAATTATTAGCAGCATTAAAAGACCTTAAAAGTAAAGGTAAATCAGAAGAGAAGAAGCAAGAAAAAAGCGTAGGGGGTTTGTTAGGAATGCTTGGGCGTATTTTTGCGGGAATACGAGGGATACCAATGCTTCTTGGTGCGGCATTGGGTAGTGTTGGTACATTACTTTTTGGGAAGACAGGGTTCGCAATCGTAAAGGGTTTATCCAAGGCAATGTTTAGGTTCACAAAGTTCTTAATTAAAGCACCTTTTCAATTCGCGAAGTTTTTAGGAAAAGGGTTTGCGAAACTTCCAGGAATTAGAGGTTTATTTGCTGCTCGTCAAGCACGTGCCGCAAAGGCAGCGACGGGTTTAAGAGGTCTTGCGATGAGAGGAGTATCTCAAAAGCAGATTGCTAAAATGCCAAATATGTACGGGAAACAATTTAGCGCACAAGCAAGAAGCATGACACCTCAACAATTTGCTAAAATGCAAAAAGGTGGAAGAGCACCACTTAGGATGCCTGCTTTCTTATCTAATTTAAGAGGAGGAGGAAAGACAGCAAAAGATGCTTCAAAGGTTGGGAAAAGTAGTGGTATGCTTTCTGGTCTTTTTGCTAAGTTAGGTAAAATATTCCCTACAATAACGAAAGGTGTAAAGGGGATGGGAAAATTCCTTGGAGCATTCCTTGTCCCACTTAGAATTATATTTACTGTATTTGAAACTGTTAAGGGTGCGCTTGATGGATTTAGTAGATTCAAAGAAGAAGGTTTGTTTGCAGGATTAGTTGCTGCCACTATAGGAGGTATAGGAGGCGCTCTTAAGGCAATCATTGGTTATCCATTCGATTTAGTCAAAGATATAGCAGCATGGGTTTTAGGTAAGTTTGGCATGAATAATGCTGCCGAGTTCCTTAAAAGTTTCTCAGTCTCAGATATGATTGGTAATTTGTTTGGTGCTATAACAGATAAGTTATTTTCTTTTGTAGATGCAATGAAAGATGAAACAGGAAAATTTTCAATAGGGAAAATTTTAAAAGTTGCTTTTGCTGGTATAATAGATATGTTCACCGCAATACCAAGAAAACTTTTGACTTCAGCAGCAGACTCACTTGAGGGAGGTAAGTTTGGATTTTTAGCACCTGCTCTTAGAAAAACAGCGTCGTTTATAAAACTAGGGGATAATGTTGGTTTAGATGATGCATACGATGCAAGACGAGAAGAGAGAAAAGAATTTGATAAAGCAAAACTTGAGAAAAAAGAAGCAGATAATGCAGCAAAAATAGAGAAGAAAAAGAAGGAAGCAGCAGAAGCAGAAAGACAACAAAAGTTATTAGAAGCACAAGAACTTGCTGCACTTAATGGTGGTGGTGGAGGTGTAGTTGATTCAAGTGTCACCTCAATAGATAATAGTAGTCAAACATTTACTGGTGGTGTTGAATCAGCAAAAGACCCTATGGCAGACCCTAACATGCAACTCTTTATATCTTTAATGGGATAAAAAAAAAGGGAGACCCGAAAGTCTCCCCTGCCTTTTTTACGTGGGTTTAAGGGGAAATCCCCTCCCTAATTATTCGGGGATACCAATGGTAAAGGCGGACATCTTTTAATCCTCTGCCGCGAGTTTCGCGAAGTAGGATAATGTATCATCATCTCCCTCAGATGCCATCGCTACCTGCGGTTGAGGAGCAGACGGAATCACTTGAGGTTCAACTGACTTAGACCCTACGGTCTCAGCAGTTTGTTGTAATGATTCATTCTTCATAGTAGAACCTGAACCAGTCGCCTGACCTAACACAACTTCAAGTCGTGCTTTTAAATCATTGTAAGACTTGTATGATGATGGGTCAGTAAACTCACTCATGTCATGCATAGTATTATAGGTTGCTTCTAGTTTAGTTTCATCACCTTCTAATAGAGGTGTAGGTGACTTGAACTCAGACTTGTCATAGTTACGATATCCCGCAACATTACGTATCTTAAGTTGGAAGTCAGCACCACTCCAGAAATCGAATGGATTTACAGGAGTTTCATCAGGATACTCAGGTTGCATCTTATCCATAATCTTATCAAAAATTTTCTTACCAAAGTCGTAAAGGAATACTTTACCGTTGTTGGAAGGATTAGATGGGTCACTTAGTACCATAATGTTAGTTACATAATGTAGTCGTCTCTTTTGAGAACGAGCAGTTTCTTTGTCTGCCTCTATACCAGAGTTCCAAAGACGTGAGTTATATTCACTCACAGGGTCTGCTTCACCGCCCAATGTAGTACGTGATTTCTCTACATACCATTGACCAGTATTACCCTTAAAGAAATGGTCAAAGTATCTTACCCAAGGTAACTCTTGACCTTCCCCTGCAGGAAGAAATCTTACAACAGCATAACCATTGCCAGACTCATCGACTGTCGGTTTCCAGAACCGTAAGTCTTCATATTTGTTTGTGGATTTTTTTGTATTAGACATTTCGGCAGCAGCATTAGCGAGAGCAGAAACATCAGTACGATTAGATTTTAAATTAGCAAAAGACATATATATTTTTCCTTGTATGTTTTGTGTGTTTTGTATTATTTGTATTATAGTATATTGCGACTAATAAGTCAAGTATATTTATAACATTTTTTTCTCCTATGTTGACGGAAGTCTATGAGACTTTTCAAGGAAGTTTAGATTCATTGCTTCTGATTCTATTCTATCCTTTATAGACGATGAAAGATATTTCTTCACATCATCAACCTCAATTGTATTTTCGTCACAAAGATACACTACGGCATCCATGTAAGACATAGACATTTTTCTTACGGTATCTTCTACCATCTTACTAAATCTCTTTTTACTTAGGAAGTTACTTTCTTCCTTCTCATCAGTAGGACTATCTGCCCCACCTTGTACGAAATCAACTTTCAACTTCTTCTCCTTCTTCTTCATCGAAACCTGTACCATTCCAGACACCGCCATCGTCATACCAATAACCTTTTATTCGTTTGACTTCACCGTTGTCGTGATAACCTTTTTTAGTTACTAACCATTTTATTTTATGTTGCTTATTTGAACCATAGAACATATCTAACCATAGACCTGTTCTTAGGTATGTTTTCATATTAGCAATATAAACCTGAAGGGATGTATACTCGTTTCTTTCTTTCCATTTATGCGAGTCTTTCTTTAAACGCATTTCCTTAGTCTTGATTTCTATTTCACAATCCTTTATCCACTTCTTTACTTTCTTCCAATGTAAACCATGGTCTTCAGGTAAATGTCGAATATCCTCATGAATAGAAAGACTGCCATCATGCCCACGAGCGAGTCGTGCTTTCGCAAGACGTTCACTCGCAGCAAGACGTTGCTCCTCAGTGAGTTTACGTTTCTTCTTTGCCATATTATGCGGTGGCGCCATTGAAGGTTAGTAAACTATCAATACGGAAACTTCTCCAGTCACTTAGGTCAGTATCAAATACTCGTACCGCAGTTTGGTTCTTCTGAAGTTTTTCGTTCGCGTCAGTCTTAGGCATCTTATCTTCGGGTATCAAATCCGAGTTAAGAGTTGCAGTCATATCGCGGACGCCACCATCCTTCACTTTTGTAAAGGATAACTTTACTACACCCTCTCGGAGTGTATTTACTATTTCATCATATGTCATATTAATTCCAGTCATTTTCGTATGCTCTTGTATTACGGCAGACGTCACCAACGAGTTGGTCTGCATATTTACGGTCACTTCCCCATGAAATGCCTCTACGGAAGTCTTTGTCGTAGTTGCCTGAGAACATATCCTCAACAACCTTTTTATTTTCACGACGTCTTTTCTTTTCATTTGTGTAATAACTCATATTAACCTTTCTTTGTTTTATAGTTACTTTTATACTATACTATACTTTAACCAATAAGTCAAGCACTAATATACCAAGACGAAATATTTCTTTTCGTCCATCTAGCGAAATCTTTCTTTTCATTAATATAGTAAACGCGATATGCCTCAATAGGGTCTTTACGTTTACAATAATCGGGCATACATTGTTTAAACTCAGTTACTTCACCCTGTAAAAGATTACGAGGTGTTCGAGATAATGTATTGCGTAACTTACTGTCAGTCATATGTACCTTACCATACCTATGAGTGTACTCATCACACAACGCAACGAAGTGTGTATACAACCATTCATAGTTTGACGAGGTTTCTCTTGTCCAAATAGTAGAGGGATGATTGACGTGACATGCTTTGTAAAGTTTTGTTTCCATTTCTGAGTCAGGGTGTAACCAACGTTTGATATTACGATTAGACTTTGTCTTACCCTTATACTCTTTACCATCTACGACACGATGCGCGGTTGATAGTAACTGAGCAGTCTCAATTACCATCTTAACTACGTGCTTGTCACACATCTGTTCGGCACAAATCTTTGGGTCAGTATCTACGTGAAATATATTCATACCTTCTTACCTGTGTAAATCATTTTTAGATTTTTCTATTCCTCGCCAATAGTTCCTGTGAAGTTGTTCAACTACACTGTTCCAATATCCGCGACCCCAAGAACCCCCTTCACATCGATACGATGCTTCATAGGCATTCTTGATTCTTTCCATATATAGTTCTCTACTCATTTCGCTTGCCTTTGTCTATGTCTCAACAACATCATATGGGTATAAGACTTCTGCCATTGTTCAAAGGTTTTTGGTTTCCTTGCGTCTCCATACTTAAGACCTTGTTCTTTGAAACATCTCTTCAGTTCTTTCTTATGGTCTGCACCTAGAAAGGTTCCTACCAAAGCAAGGACTGTTTTACGGAATGACCGACCATGATGCATATGACCAAGGCAATGCGCAAGTTCATGAAGTAGAGTATACTTACAAAGACCACTCTTATAAAGAGTAACCCTATGACCATCTGTATGTCCACCAAGTCTTTTTGACTCTCTTTGTGCCGCAAGTATGATAGGTTTTCTAGTTCCTACATTTTCAGTTTGCCAACTCCTAAAGTTTTCTTCCCAAAGTTTATTCCAAGTCTTAGACTTGTATATTCTTTTAGCAAACTTCTCTGCTTCTTCAATAGATTCGAACATATCTTTACCACCCATGTTTCTGGTGTATGCCCATTCAGCACGATAAGTCTTTCTTTTTTCAGTATCACGTGTTCTTCTTGCACCACGGTTTTGTCTTAGATGAAACTCACCAAGATAATTTCGATATTTTAGTTTTAGTGACATAGTTTTTCCTTTCCTATAATATTACTATAGCATACAGAAACCAAAAAGTCAAGCACTTATTTTCAAAATAAGTAACTTTTTTTAACTTTTTTATCCGTAGACTATTCCCTTCTGTAGGTATGTTGGACAATCATCCAACCATTCTGCCCAATCGCACTCGTCCACGAGGTACTCGGCACGAATACATTCCCAATAATCTTTACCGTCTGGCAAGTTCATCTTGTTATAGAAACGAGAGTAGTCTTGAGACTGCGCCTCTTCAATAGAGACATCGAACACAAAGATGTTGCCACCTTTACATTTATTCTCTATTACGATTTGTGTTTCATATACTAGTTTCATAATCTTATCCCTTTCTAAAATCTACCTTACCGAACGAACCGAATAAATCGTCACATCCTTCTTGAGTACCTGTTCCGTCACAGGTCATACAGTCATCATCTGACTCTACTCCGTTGAACCACTCGGTTCCACTTCCATCACATCTTTCACATAAATTATTCATAATATTTCCTTTCTTATTATATCTTACAGTA